CTCCAGGGCTCTACTGGTATTGTAGTACGGCCACGTTTGGCACGACCCCAATGCCAGCCTGGAGTGAAGGTTTAGAGCTCCCCGTTCCCGATGGATCTTTTCTTCCGTCTTGGATGGAAGATCAGTATAAGATCTATCGAGGGGACATTGCATCTGTCAAGAAGAATTTACTTTATTTGACAGATGATAATGCAGTCAGGGCGAAGATACCCGCCCATTTGGTCGAAAGTTCAAATTGGGATGGGTATAAGAATCTTGATTGTGAGGCGCTTATAACCGAGTTCATTACTGCTTTTGAAGAGCACTACGGAGGATATTTTGACACCCATGAAGTTGAACCAATCAAAGTCAATTTTGACGCAGCGGCCGGAAAGGGCTGGCGGCGTTCCAAAATTGTAAAGAAAGGTGAATTTTATGCGTGTTCAGAACATGAAAAATGGCTCGAGCAGTATATTAGAAATGCTCATCGGTGTAACTACCGAGAGAATTTCAGTGCTGCTCCTAAGGAAGAGCTAACAGTCCAGGATGATATTGCTGATAAGAAAAGTAGAGTGTTCTATGTCGCCGGTGTTCTAAACGACTACTATGCGTCCTCTCTCTGCAAAGATTTCAATGCTGCGCTTAAGCGTATGCCTTGGAATTCTGCAGGGGAAGTATGGCAGTATGGTGGGTTTTTAGATCTAGCCGACGACATTGTTGCGGAGATAAAGTCGGATCCTGCTAAAGTCATTGAAGAAAGTGACTGTAGCAAATTCGATCTAACCTGCATCAAATTCTTTTTCAGACTCTGTCTTGCTATGCGCATTTATTTCGCGCGTCGACATGGAGACCTCGAGTTTGCAAAACGATTGGAGCATCTTTATCATCAGGCTCTACAGAAAGATCTCATCTGGTTCGATGGTGAAATTATCGAATGTCTACGTGGTAATCCTTCCGGATGGAAGAACACCACCGAGGACAATTGTATAAGACACATCTTTATCAGATGGTTTCATTTTACTTATACAATGAAACAACCCAAAGATTATTTCTGGAAGCACGTGTTTCTACGGATTTTATCAGATGATTCACTTTGTGTCGCCAACGAAACATTGTTGGCGGAAAAAGATTTGAACTACAGTTATACGACGTGGAATACTGTTTACAAAGGATATGTGAAACCGTTAACTCGAGACATTACTGCCACGACTTACCTCGGAGGCACGTTTACCGAAAAAGGTGGTAAAATTCGTTATACCATCTCGAAGGCGAAAGCTTTTTGGTCTGCGTGCAACCGTGGTAAGCTCACTCTGAGTGAATTTGCGAATAAGCTTTTCTCGATCGCCTGCTTGATAGCAGACGACGAGGAAATTTTTCGTGAATGGTTGGAATTTATCGAGCCCTATGGTATTCCCATTGATGTAAACAAAGCCCGTTTTGTAGCTGCTGGTCCTCGTCGCATTGGCATGGATTTTTCCCACCGAAGTGGTTTTTCTTCTGGCAATGCATGTACTAAAAGGGAGGCGCCTAGTTCCGGGTTAAAACGTACATACGAGGACCTTTGTCTCAAATCAACAAACAAATCTTCTACTTCTAATCTATCTAAAATGACAGCAGGGAAAAATGCTCAGAAGAAGGCTGCAGCAAAGGCTGAAGCCAAACGCGAGGTCGCGAAGTATGTCAATGCTTCCCAGGTAAGAACGGCGAATCCTCAGCTACCTAAGCTCATGAACAAAGCGATTATTAAACCGCCTAAGTCTAGAGTTAATTGGTACTTGATGGAATTGTTAGATCCTACCTTGTGGGATGAGGCATTGGCTCACGGCCTTCGCGGGATTCCTGATTTTTACTCCCATCGCAACCATGTGTTTGTCAGTCGTACTGTCTTAGATTTGGACGCTAATAATTTCGATACTGATGGCCGCTGCAATGTTATTGCACGCCCTCAGCCTCGAAATCATGTTAGCGTCTCTAACACTTCTAGTACTTCTGGAAATCAGTTTGGTATCGCTTCTATTCGCGGTATTGCTGGTTCTCTTCGTCAGGTTGATATCGACCCTAGCACTCCTGAATCCGAGAGGTATATTGGTTCTAATACCTTTATCAACCTCGCGGTTATGGAGATTGCCACGTCTGGTATCATGACCAATACTTCCAATGACACCGTGAAACTGAATGGGGTTTTCTTCAGTGAAACCACTCCTCCTTCTGCTAACTTTAAGAACTTTACATACCGAATTACTGCGGGGGGAACCAACACCGTTGTTCTCTATGTTCAATTTAGGCCCGCCACAGCTGCGGGAAATATTCAACTTGAGGTAGACACTGATGTTGCTACCCGTGTCCAGGCGCAAGCTATCAATATTGGAGACACATCCTCTGTGATCACCCTAACTCTTAACGCTGCTGACACCTCTGTTGGGATCATTAGGTTTCTTAATAACTCTGGTGGTACATTATTTTTGAACCACGTCGGTGTTACTGGAACTCTTAATCGTCCTGACCATAATTCTCTCATGACTGGTGTCAATTGTCAGAATTATGCCCGGGTTTCAGAAGATTTCAGCGCAGTTCGCTGCGTTGCAGGTTATTTGTGGGTGAAGTACAGAGGTGATCTCACCAAGAATGGTAGCATTGCTGGAGCGCTCATCGATTCCCTTTCTACCCCTTCCGCTGATCGCATCACTAGTTATGCAAGCATCGCTTCTCTTCTTCACTCTTATGAGGGCAGCGCCACAAGTGGCTGTTATGGAATATGGTGTCCCATGAATCCATCTGATACGAATTTTCATTCGATTGATGATGAATATGAGGCGCCGTATCTCAGTTTCGGTCTCGATGTGAATGACGTCGCTGCCCAAAATTTCAGGGTGGAAGCCTTCTTCGTTTGGGAAGGTCTGACTCAATTACAGACCTATGCCCCCGAACCCGGAAGTGTCGATGTGATGATGATGAATGATGCTTTTGAAAAATTGTCGCATTTTGACAAGGTGATGTGTAATGACTCCCACTTGCGGACCATTTCCCGCTTTTTGAGCGGTGGTTATGCTCGCGCAAAAGGGATGCTAATGTCAGCCTTCCAAGATCCGGCGACGCGAGAAGGAGTTATGAAAGGTGCTGAGCTCGTGGCTAATTTGGGCTCTATGTATCCAGCTGCTTCTGCAGCTGCAAAAATTTTCTTAAATTCCCTTAAAAATTTGTGAAGGAATACGCGCAGAATTAGAGTAAGACGCGGAAACTCACCGGCGAAAGCCACAAAAAAAAAAAAAAAAAAAAAAAAAAAAAAAAAAAAAAAAAAAAAAAAAAAAAAAA